TGCTACAGAGTCACGCTCTGTTGCTTCGGTTAACGCAGTTGCCTGCGCTGCTAAATCTGCGTATAATTGTAGAACTACGGTTGAGCCAGGAATTGCCTGCTTTGCAGGACGCTTGTCAGCGACACTACGAATAAGGGGTTCTGAACGCAACGCGAATTCTAACAGTCTGTCATACGCTGTCTGTACTAAACCAGCAGCCCCAGCGGTTCCGCCGAGAGTGCTTGAGCCTGTACTTGAATAGGCATTAGCCATTTTTCACCTCCAAGGTGATTTAAGAATTACTATGTATAGTTAGTTGCCTTGAATTAATTGAGTAAGTTCTTCTGCGTTAGCCGCATTCATAACTCTATTCAATAAGTCTTGGGCTTTGTCAGGGGTCGTGCCTAACTGAGTAACTACATCTTGCTGCCGTAAGGCTGCTCGATTAAGTTCTTGTTCTTGGTTTACCTCAGGCTCTTTTGTTAATCCAAACAAATCGCCGTTATCATCAAGCCAGTTATTAACTGACTCTTCGTTAACGTCTTCTAAGTCTTTAAGGATTAAACGTTGTGCCTTTGGATTGACACCCTTCTTGTCTAGGACATCTTTGACTATACGCTCACGCTGCGACTTGGATAATCCCTCAAGTTGCTCAGTGAGTTCCTTAATACGTTTCTCGTCATTACGTTTGGCTTTTCGCAATTTTTTAAGTAAATCGCTTCCATCCATTTGTGTTTCAAGACCGTTATCTTGGTCGTCTTCGTCTTCATCCCAGTAGTTGTTGCTCATAGCAACCCACCCTTCTATTCGTTTGTTTAGTCGCAAGCCTCAGGTTCCAATTGGGGAATCGGTCTGGCTCTTACTACCAGTCTTTTACGCTGTGTGTGCTGGTCGGCCACACAGGATTCTATTTAGTATTGCCCTGAACTAGATGATTTATTTAAATATTGAGTTGAGAAAGAACCTCTACTTGTTCCAGCAGAACCTTGAAATCTTCCTTGTTCTTGTAATTTAATTTGTTCAAGTTTATTTTGTTCTTCAATGTTTTTTTCAAATACTGCTTTTTCTGCCTGGGCAGTGGTAAATTGTCCACCACTTAACTGTGCTAGATTATTTGCTCTTTCAAGATTTTTTACTTGTCCAAATCCAGTTAATGCTTGTTGATAATCAATACCCATGTTAGCAAGGTTTTGTGCATAGTCTAGACCAACCCCAGACACACCTTGTGTACCAGCGGCTGAAAGAACAGATATACCCTTAATTTTATTGCTTAACTCTTGAGCACCAGCAGTGCCAGTTAAAAGAGCCTTTGCAAGAGATGTTCTATCTACGCTTGGGAAATAAGTATTAAGGTCTGCTTTAAGAGCGGCAGGTGCTGTATCAATTGTATTAAAAACATCACTTATTAAGTTTGCAACCGTTAGGGCAGATTTTCCTTGACCTATTACATTACCTAAAAATTCCTGAGTAGCCAAATCACCAAGTCCAGCCTGATTTAAGATGTCACCCATTTTAGACTCTGCGGCAAAAAATTGAGCAATAGTTGGAACTTCAACTGCCATTCCAGCATTAAATTTATCTTCTAAAGCAAATAGTCCTGTAAATCTTTTTGTAAATTCTGGTATACTTTTATCTTGTCTTGCTTGACGAATTGCTAAATTTAAAGACTCATCAATGCTTGAACCACTCTTATAGAATCCAGATACAATGCTATAAAGTTGTTTTACATATGGTTGAGATGCTTCGGCTTTTCCAAATACTAACGCAAATGTATTCATAAATGTATCTGAAGCAAGAGTTCTGTCAGTTAAAGATGTATCTTTTTTACCTAATTTTGCTGCTGCATCAGCCGCTGCTGCTTCTGTTGCTAGTTGTTCTGGCGTTTTTGTACTTGTTGTTGATTTATTAACATAATCACTAATACTAGTTTGACCAGATATTACTTTTCCAGTTAATGGGTCATATGCAACATTAGGTGTAGATGTTGTAGATGTTGATGTTACAGGTGCTGGAGTTGAAACACCAGCAATTGCTGCTTGTGCCTGTGCAATGCCAGTATCTGCATTAACTACTGCTAAAGCATCTCTTACTGCTTTTTCCTCTGCAGACATTTTAGTTGCCATTAGAATCCAGCCCCCATTGCTCTAGCAAGTCCAACAGCAGCATCTCTAGCATTTTCATTGGCCGCAGTTGTTAACTCATATTTAGGGCTAGCAAGTGCCATACGTTTTACATCAGCATAATTCAAAGTTGCACCTTTACCATCTGCTCCGCCTGGGCGAAGATATTGAGATACGATAGGGTCATCCAATCCAATAGTTGCTGGGTCTACTTCCCATGTCTGAGCAAGTAAATTAATTACTGGTTGAGCAATTCCTTTAAGCGTTAATGTTGGGTCTTTTTTTAATCTATCAGCAAGCATAGGGTGTTCTTGAATAGCAATTTTTTGTAAATCTGCTGTGTAATCAGTAAGTGATTTATTGCCCCTAGCAATTTCTTTTGCTGCTGTTGCAATCTCAGCATCTGATACTCCAAGAATATTAAAATCTTTAACTAGTTGACGAACCTGAGATATTGTAGCAAGATTCTTTCCAGCAAGTGTCTTATCATCAGCAAAATTAACCTTAGACCATACATAGTCTTTAGCAAAGTCAGTTGGCTTAAAGAATGATGCATAAGTTGTAGTCATTAAACTGCTGACTGTTTTTGCCAAATCTGCTGGAGTTGCCCCAGGAGTCATTTTAGATTGAGCGTCTTTAATAACAATCTGCATTTGAGCATTTGCTGATGCTTGAAACTTAGCAACAAAGTCTTTTACATCTGCATCTGTAAATGCTCCAGTATATTGGGCATCTTTAACAGCCGTTGCAAGTAAAGTCTTTGCTGCCTCTGGTGTTAATTTTAATGCGTCTTTATATGTAGTAGATTCATTAGTATTAGTAAATCCAGCCATAGTTGTTACTTTATTTTTAGCAGCAGCATCTATTTTAGATTTAAGAAATGTTCTAAATACTTCTATTTCTTTAGCAGTATATTCTTTTGTGAATGCTTCAGTAGTGGTATCAATGCCTGCATTAGCAGCGGCTTGAATTTCTTCAGCGGTTAATTTTGCCATTAATTTATCCCTACTATTGTTTTATCCAGTTTATCATTTATAAAATATCTTCTAATAAGTTCTTGAAAATTAGGTTCCCATTGAGAAAGATTTTGAACTAGATATTGTTGGTATCCAGCAATTAACATTCTCTTTCGTGGGTCTCTATCTCCTAATGCTTGATATGCATCCACATATTGATTTCTCATAGAAATGAAATTGCTAACATCTTGCCACATTTTAGTGTCTCCATGTTTGGCCATAAACTCAACATTGTTTACAATGGTTTCAAGACCTTTAGCATAGTTATATGAATTGTTTGAATACTTAGGGTTGTTGTGCCTATCAAACCATTCTGGACTTTGAGGTGCCAATACATTTAAAGCATAGTTTTCAAGTTCTGCTTTTAATTGTGGAACAGATGTATAATCTGTTTTGCCTTGTGCTAATGCTTGAGCATTAAGTTTATCTTTTTTATCATTAAATGCAATTTGAGCACGATTAACTTGACGCTCTGTTTCGTATTGTTCTGGAGAAAGTTTAATTTTATTTAATGGAATATTTCCAGGAAGTTTAGTATTAGGGTCATTTAATATTTTATAAATACTAAGGTTCCACTCTTCTGGTTTGGTTTTAATATCTAAAGTAAGCATAGATACTAACTTAGGGTCTAATTTAGCAAGACTTTCAGTCAATTTAGGATTTTCTTGCATAACTCTGTCATACGTTTTTACGGTAGATGGAATCCAAGCAACCTGTGTTTTACCACTATAAGTTACTCTATCTAATGGGAAATTATTTCCAAGCGTAGCAAGCATTTCTTTGCCTGCAAGGAATTTAGCATCAACTTCAGTATTTCCATTAACAACCCATTTATTAACTAAAGTTTTGTAATAATCAGTATATAATTGCATTGGGTCTGTATCAACCTTGATAGGAACTCCAGCAAAGGATGCGAACTGCCATTGTGCTTTTGTCTTGTACATATTTCTTACATCTTGACGCACTGTATCTAATCCAGGAAACTTTTGAATTCCCATCTCATCAAGAGTATGATAATAATCAGCAACTGATTTGACAGAGTTTAAGAAATCTGCTTGAGATTCTGGACCTAGTAAATATTTCATATATGAATCAAACCATACTGGACGCAGTCCTGCCCCTAAAGATGTTTGAGTTCCATATGGAAATAGAATTTCATAATTACTTCCAAGAACTTGCTTCATTGTATCTTCAGTTGATGGTTTCCATTGTTGTAATTTTCCAACACCAATAGCAGCAAAAAATGATGGTCCAGGTAAGTTAAGTAAAAATCCAATTGAACGAGCACTTAATCTAATACCTTTGCCTTCAAAGAAACCAAGTTCTCTTGACATTGGTAATACTAGATGTGTAGCATTTAATGGATTAGTTACTGGTTCTCCATATTTATCAATACCAAATGATGTAAACATAGAATTATAACTATGTAAAAATCCAGCCACTCTAGTAGGATTTTGAATTGCTAATCTACCATAACGATAAAATGCATTTAATGATGCTGATGGGAATGCAGTAAGAACTCTTGACGCATAAAGACCACGATTTTGTCTACGTATAGTATAGAACGTTTTTTCTGTTTCAGAGACTACTTCTCTAGTTGCAGATTGACGCAAAGCATCAATCCTAGCATCTGTTATTTTAACACCTTGTTTTGCAAGCACATCTGCTTTTTTAGCCATTATATCAACAAATACTTTATCTGCAAATCCCCAACGAATTGGATTTTCTGGAGCAGCAAGTTTACGGAATGTCCATCGAGAAAAGTCTGCTATTGCTTTATCAATTTTTGCTAAACCTCTCGGACCAACTAATCCATCTGAAGCCAATTGATAGTTAAGTTCTGTTGGGTGAATAGCACTTAATTCATCTAAGTTTTTTCCCATTAGTAACTGTAATTGGTTAGCGGCTACTGGACCTTCTAGTGCTGCTGCTTGTGCTGCTTTACTGGGTAGGTATCTATTGACAAAGGAAATTCGAGCACGAACAAAGTCTGGAATCATTCCTTCAGTATAAACACCAAATTGTTCGATATAAGATGGATTTGCTTTTGCCCATGCAATTAAATCTTTAGGACTCTTTTGAGCAAGAATCTGGTCAATTAAAGGGTCTCCACGAAATTGACGATTTACTATGTATTCCAACTCAGAAAAATACAGTGGATTATTTACATCAGTTATCGTATTGGGAGATTTACGCATAAGAATTGATTGTCGAGTTCCAACATTCATTTCATTTAAGTATGTGTTTCCAACAGTAGCAGTGTTAGAAAGTTCTTCCTTTAATGCATCACCAACTTGATTCTTATTAAATAATGAATCTATTTTATAATATTGACCCTTATACCATTTGTAATGAACGTCTTTACCATAATAACGCTTAGTATAATCAGCACCTTTATCTTTTAAATGTGCCTCATCAACATACTTATCGCCAAGTTCTTTAAGGCTGTTTTCAATAATTTCATATTGTTTTGCTATTGCATCGTTAACTTCAGTAAGTTTAGATGAGTTTGGAATAAGTGTGTGTGTCTCAGCACGGGCAGCATTAAGAGCAAATTGAGCCTCGGCTATTTGGTTTCCGTATTTACCGCCTGCTTTTTCTTTAAGATATTTTATGCGACGGTCTAAACCAGAAAATGTTGCAACTGGAGTATAATCCCCATGTGGCTTTATAGCGGACATTAAATCAAGTTCAATCTCATCAACAAGTTTTTCTGCTGCTCGTAAATCTTTAAGGACTTTTGGTCCATTTAAAGAACGAGTCATAGGAGAAAGATTCTCTGTTTCAAAGAATGCAAAAAATTCAGAATTAAGAGAGTTTAAATTTACTACCGCTGCATCTAATTGAGAACTTTTAGCCTCTACCAAATCTTGATAAGATTTAAGTTCACTTCTTGTGCGAATCTTTTGTACTGTACCTAATGCACGATTTTTATTATTTTTAATTGAGTTTTTAGCCATAGTAGGAATTGATTCTAAAATATGTCCTAATCCAACTGCTAAATATGCGCTAAGCATTGGCTCGGCAATTGATTGCTTAGGAATATATGATGGTCTAGCAAGAACATCAAAAGTCCAGTAACGGTTAGTTGCTTCGTAAATAGCCTTGGTTACTTCGGCTCCAACAGAACCATATTTCTTTAATTGTCCTTTTTCGCTGGACCTAATAATTTCTTTTTCAATAACATTCCAAGGTGCAAAACGATATGAGTCAATTAACTGACGTTGAGTTTGAGGGTCAATTGTAACGCGGTGTCCTTGAGCGTCAATTCCCATTCCCTTTTCAGCAAATTGTGAATGACTTGTAGCAATACGGCCACGAATATCATTTACGAATCTTTCAATTGCAACATCATCATAGAAACCTTTAGTATAAGCAAGGTGTTTTCCAAGATTCTCATCTACTTTTTCTAATACTGCTTTACGAGCAATATCATTTTTTGCTCCAACAAATTCATTTATTATATCTCGTCTATATTGGCTTGTTGACTTTGTCTCAGGAGCCATTCCAGGTTTTTTAGGTGGAGCAATAACAATTTTATTGGTTCCATTAGCAAATAAATCTAAATCATCAAGCATAGCATGTATTTCTACCATGCCATCTAGGGGTCTTGCTCCAGAAAATGTAACAATTCCAAGAGGTTTGTATGTTCCAGTAAAGCGAATTGCTCTAGTGACTAAATGATTTCCAAGAATTCTTTCTTCCCAGCCACCAATATCAGTAAAGTCTCTACTTATAACACCACTTTTTACAACGCTGACTCTATCTTTTAATGCAGCAAGTTGTTTTGCTCCCAGTTTAGGCTCCATTGGGAAGTAATCTTTGCCACCACCACGAGGTGATTTTGCAATAGGGTCCATAACTGTTTCATAATATTTTTTATGTTCTGGAGTTTTAATTCCATTATCATATAATCTATTAATTCTATCTAATGCATCACCTTCTGGGTGATAAATTCCACCATTATCAATTGCTTTAGTTTTAAATGTATTGGTTACTTCAGCAATATGACCAAATTCAGATGAACCAGATGCAACTAAACGCTCAATTGCTGGTAAATATTGTTTATCAGCAAGAATCAAATCAAGGATAACATTAGGGTCTTGTGTCTCTCGAATAACATCAATCATTCTTGAATTTGTTGTATATTTTTCAAGTCTGTCAATGATTTGTGATACATCATTTGTATCTGCTAGGAATTTTACATCAGAAGCACTGTTGCTAAACTTACCCTTAGTTCCATTAGACTCAATGAATAATAATCCATCTCTTGCTTCAGTCTCAAAAGTAGTAAGTGCTTTACCTGTAGTTGCTAGGCCCATGGCCTTGCCACCAATCATGCCAATTTTACCAATACCACCACCAGCAAGTGTAATAAGAGCATTGCTCACTACAAAGTCACCTGTACCAGTATAAATTTTTCCTACAATATTATCAGAAAAATTCTTTTGAATATCAGCATCATCCCACAAATCAACATTGTTTAAATTTGTTCCAGCAATAATTGATATTGCATTTTGTGCTATACTGCCTTTAATTAATGATGATTGAGTTAAAGCCTGGAATACGGAAACTTCTTCGGTTCTGTTCCATGCTGCTTTAATATCATTTAACTGAAAGCCTTTTTCAAACTCACCTGGTTGATATAGTGCTGAATTATCAACATTGCTTAAAAGTGCTGCAGTTCCAACACCTCGTAAACCTTTTGATACAACTGGCTCAACAACATTATGCGCAATTTTTAATGTGATATCATTGCTTTGCGCTTGTCTATTGGTTTGATATTTAAGGTTTTCTTTTAATCCTTGAGAAGCAGCCTCGGTTAATCCTTGTGCATTAAGTATTGGGGAAACTCCCATTTCAATACCAGCATTTACGGCTATTCCAGATACTACACTTGATGGACTTGGAATGCCAAAAGGCATTGCTTGTCCAACGAAACCAAGAGCATTTTCAGCACCAGTTGCAATTGCTTTGCCTGCAGGTTTGGCAATATTGTCTAGGAACGAGTTCCATAATGACATTGTTACCTCCTTGGCATTCCACTAACATAGTCTCTTCCGTCATTTCCCTTTGGAGAGTCACCAGTTATTGCTTGAATAAAACTGTTTCTATCTTGTACCGATTCCCAAGGAATCATAGCAAGACTTATAGCAACTGCTGCATTTTCATAACCTAATGAATTAGCAAATTGGTCTATATGGTCGTAAAGAGTTCCTTCTCTCCATTTATCCACTAATTTGTCCAGACAGGTAACTAAGAAAACGCTTATATGAATCTGGAGCATCTTTAAGTTGTGCTGCTCTTAACATCGCTGGGTAATATTTTTTAACAACTGCTAAATTATCTGTAGGTCTAGTTTCTCCAGAAATGTTTGATGGTAATGCTTCAGAACCAACTCCAGGACCAAAATCTACTCCAGCAGTAATATGTCTATCTGGTGTTGCTAATGGGTCTGTTAATGTTGCTCCTGATGGAGTACGTCTTTCAAATGGTGTTGGGGTTGGTGCTGCTGGAGATGCTGGACCTGCAGACATTGGTGCACTCTTTTGCTGTTGCATTAATTGTTGTCCTTGTCCGTATGGCATTCCTGAAATATATCGAGATGGTTGTTTTCCAGATTGTCCTGCTCCACCAGTAGCAGAAATATTTGCAGGATTGTTCTGTGGTGCTGTAGGGCGCATACCGCCGCTATTTTGATTACCAGCCACGTTTCCTCCTACTTAATTTTTCTAGGTTGTTCTTTTGATATATAAGGGCCAGCAGTAAATGCTGTAAGTTTAGATGCTATTTCCATTGCCTCAAAAGCATCTGCTCCTGCATATAAAGCACCTAATGCATAGGTTGCTCCAGAGCCTGCAGCATATACTCCATCTGCAGATTTGCTTATTGATAATTCTTGGTCAACATCAAATATTTCTCCACCAACAGCCATTATAAACTGAAAGCGATTTTCTTTACTATCTTCTTCAAAATTGTAACCGTTTGATGACATACATTTGCGCAAAGATGGCATTGCCTTTACAATCATAAAATGATAAAGGTCTTCTTTATCTTGCTTTGTAGGAGTTGGTGGCTCCCAAATATGTTGTGCTATATCGCAAGGTAATGTTTCACCAGAACCAGCAATTAAAAACATACCGTTTTCTGAAATCTTTTTTACTTCAGGATGTGTATAAATTCTACCATCTGCATCAGTTGTTTGGCTATCAGCAACTATGAAACAACGGTCTTTATGTTCTAATCCTATAATTGTTGTCATTGTCCCCTACTTAATTAGCCCTTGGTTACTACTCTTGCGTTACCTTTTCCACTTGATGATAAACTTGAAAGAATTGATTGAATGTCAGGTGGTGGCGTTGGAGCAGCCATTGGAGCACCTTGTTCTGGAGGAAGAGAGCCTCCTACTGGGACACCAGAGGGAGCAGGGGACGTTTGCTCAACCGTTGGATTAGAGGCACCAGCAGGAGGGACTTGTTGCTGCGGTGCAAAGGTTGCCTCAATAGCATCTTCTAATGCTTGTCCCTTTTGGCGAGCCTTGATTACCGCTGCAATTTTTCTTACTACTTCAGAAGCATCCTGTCCTTGTGTTGCCATCTGTGGTATTGCTTGAGTATATGCAGTTAATGAACCAAGTAAGGCTGAACGCATATCTTCAATTTCAATTTTTTCAATTTCTTGACTTACGTTAACTGTAAATGGCAACTCACGCATAGCCATATCTTTAGAGATTAATTTACCTCCAAGTGCTTGTAACATAAAAATAAGACCTTGCGCTGGATTAAGACCAGCAAGCATACCATAACGAACATCAGCAGAGTAATCTTGTTTAATATCTTTAGTTGGTTTATATACAACTTCGTATGGTGAACCAGAATCAACGCCACGAATAGTTTTTTCTTCTGGATAAATTATTTCATCAGCCTCAAAGCAAATTTTAATTACGTCACGAAGTGCTGCTGCAAAAATAGCCTGTGCTGATTTAACTTGTGTATCAAATGCTCCAAGAAGGGCTTGCACACCTTGACCTGTAACAACAGATGCACTAATGTTTCCAGTTCTTGATTCTGGGTAACGAGCACCAACTCTAAGTTCAGAATTAAGTAAACTTTGTTCCGTAAATGCGCCTTGCGGTAATGTAAGTTCTACACGTCGAACACCCGCTGGGTTAGCAGTACGGATAACCGCATCGCCACCCAACTGGAGTTCTTGTACATCTTGTGGAAGTACAATTGGTGCCTGTACTGATTTCTCCGCTGCTTCCATTGCCAATAAGGCGAAACGGTTGCGGAGTAATTGAATTCCAAGTACATCATCAAACTGTCCACGTAATTCGCTGTCAATAGACGGCTTACGTGCAACAATTACCATCATCTTACCAAGAGGATTCTTGGCTTGAGATAAAATTAAATTTTGTTTTGTGGGTATATAAATAATTGATTGGTCTTTGTCATAGTACCGAATCATTTCTATTTGAGCATTTAAATTTTGACCGTATCCATCACGACCAAGTAACTCTCTTTCAAACTCTGGAAATTGGCTTATTAACTCGCCCAGTGTAAGAGAATATCTTTTAGCAAAAGCAATGCAACGGCCATAACGGTCAAACTCTGGATATGAACCAATTGGGTTTTCAATACGAATACGAGGAAGTTTTGACTCATCATCTAATTCAATTATAAATGGAATGAAACCATAGGTTATATACCAGTCTGCTCCTGAGTACATTTGTACCGAGAGGTCAGAATGTTGAAAATAATTACTAGCAATACGAGTACGCTTATCGGCAAAAACACGAGCACGGTCACTGATTTGATTAGCGGCTGAGCAGTTAATCGCTGGAAGAGGTGCCATAACTTCCGAAAGGTCCCTGGCAACAACATCAATAAAATTTGCCACGACATTAGCGTCTACTCCTTCTGGAAAAAAATTAGGGTACACGTCAGCAATTTTACCTTTGCGTACAGCAAGTACATCAAGGTTGCGAGCATCGCGCTCTGTGTTCCTATAGCGTAAGGATTGAACCCGTGCTACTACTTGCTCAATTGATAATGCCATTATATCCTTTAGTTGTAGGTCTCAGCCCATTGTTCTGAAAAGGCTTCGTCTAAATTGATTTCGTATCTTTTGTTTTGTTGTGCCCTGGTAGCCCATCTATTATTTTGATAGTTACCAATCTTGCTTGACTTCTGCATTAATTCTCTGCAACGGATAATAGCAAACCATAAAGCCATAACACAGTCAGTTGGGTTTTTAGTATTAGGTTTCCAAATTATAAGTTGTTGTATTAAAGACTTAAGTCCTTCAGAGCCTTCATTGCTTGGAAATTCTAATATGTTGTTATCTTGGAATCTACCATCATGTGATGTACCAAGTAGGCTAGCCATAGAGGCTACGCCAAATCCTACGTCCCATTTATTTTTACCAGTAAAGTGTGAGTTAAGTTGACATCCATAAGATGCTAAATAGTCACGCAGTTCTGTATCCATAGCATAGTACTTCTGGTGGGCGTTAATTTCAACTCGAAACTCTTGAGGTTTAAACTTTTCTACCCATTCCTTGATAAGAGCATTTTCTTTTTGAGGGGTAGGGTCAACCATGTTGACGCAATCTAAAACATATATTTTACCATCAGCACGATTGTAAGATACAGCCACAAAGGCTGACCTGCCCGTTACTGCTGGGTCAAATCCAATAATAGTATAAATTGAATTTATGTTTTTGGGGTGCCCTGGCGTTTCTGATTTAAGAGGTCCACGCTTTCGCATACCGTTAACACATCCTGCGACAACTGTTGGCGAGAATATGGAATCGGATTGGACATCTTCTTGCTGGTAAACCATAGCCCAGACACTCGGAGCAACTTCAGACCGCCTTGTAAATAGCGAGGGTCCATCCCATTTGGGATATAGTCCTTGCTCATTAGGTTCGTCCTGTTCTCCTTCAGCCCTGTCTGTCCAA